GTTGTTGACAATCAAACGACGATAGTAGACGTTTGTATTGTATGCTGGTGCTGAGTTAGCAGCAGGAGCAGTTGCACCTTTAGCGAATGGATTTGCGACAATACCGTAACGAGTCTTGAAACCAATCTTTGGTTGGAAGGTGCTAGGATCAACTGCACGAACCATTTGTAGAGGAACATATGGGCAGTAGAATAGACCTGCGTCAAATGCGTTTGCACCCTTATAACCAACAGTAGCATAGTTGCCACCTAGTGAGTATGGGTCGATGTAAACACGAAGACGACCATTTAGAACACCTGCGAAGGTTGCTCCGGTATCATCAACTTGTAGGTTGTTTGAGTTCAATGCAGGAGTGTAGTCAAGAACACCAGCCATTTGCAATGCAGACGCAACGTCTGAAGAACAAATTAGGATGTTACCCTTGCCACGACGAGTTTGCTTAGCGATTTGGTTCGCTTCACGCTCTAGTTGGAACATCAAGCCCTTGAACTTTTCAACTGACCAACGACCATTTGAGTCGGTGTCAAGATCGAAAACACCTGTTGTTGTGGTATTGTCTGATGCACCAGTAACCGCTGAATAGTTAATGGTACGAACTACTTCACGATTGATTTCTGCAAGAATTTCTGCAGAAAGAATGTTTGATAGTTCTGACTCAGCGTCAAGACCATGAACTGCTTTCAAGTCTTGTGCAAGTTCCATTGAGTATTCAGCTTTTAGAGCACGGCTAACTGCAGTTACAGTAACTTTCTCAATTGAGAAACCCATTTCAGCGAAACCATGAGTGGTATTACTTGCACCACCTAGAGTTTCAGCTAAGGTTGTTGACATACCTGATATTGCGTTGTAGTAATCAGTATTGGACATTGGTGAAGTATTGGTTGAACCTGATGGCAAGCCACCTAGTGAACCGTTATTTGTTTCAGCGTTACCAGTTGCGGAGTAACCAACGTTAACTTCGTTGTAGAAGGTTTCGCTGCCAGTTTGGTTCGTATAACGTGAACGCATTGCGAAGATCAAACCAGTAGGTCCGGTCATTGGCTGAACGCCGCAGATGTCATAAGCGATTAGGTTAGGCATTGCACGACGAACAAGTGAGATCAACACTGGGTCGAATGTGTCGATTGCGCCAGTTGTTGGATCAGAGCTTGAACCACCCATTGAGTTGGTTGGACCAACTGCTGCAGTTTCTGAAAGCATAAATTGATTATGACGACCAGTTACTGACAACTCACGCTGAGTATTTTCTAGCAACTGTGCAGTCACTGCACTGCGGTGTCTGTCTTTGATAGGAGTAAGTTCTGAGTGCTCTAGCACTGGTGCCCACTTCTTTTGTACTTCTTCAGATAACATATCCATGTTAATATTCTCCCTTACGGTTGTTCTTTGTAATTTTATTTATAACGAATTATTTCTTAAGAGTTCTTGAAATAGCGATAACATAATTTCTCATCTCGCCAGATACAGCAGCTGCTGCAGATGAGTCATCGCCTTCGAATTCTTCAGTAAGAATGTTTGAGGTTGCGATTTTTTTGCCAGAGAAATAATTTTCTCTGATGGTGTTAAGTTTTGATTTGTATGAATTGATGTCGCCAGTAAATTCTAAACTTTCAGCGATAGTTCTGAATTTTTCTATTTGGGTTAATACTAAACCTTCTGAAACTTCTGCGAATGCTTCAGACATTTCATATTTTGCAATTTCATTTTTTAATGAAATTTTTTCATTCAATTCTTCATTCAATTTAGCTTCTAGCTCTTCAACTTTTTCTGCTAGTGATTCAACAACATCTACTTTATCATTAGGTAATTCGATATAGTGTTCTGCGAATAGATTCTTTAGACCTTCGATAAATTCTTCAGTCAATTCATTCTTCAATGAAGTTTCTACTGCAACGGTGTTTTCTTCTAGCCATTCAGATGCTGCGAATGATAGATACTGATCTACCTTTTCAGTCAAATCTGATTCTAGACGTTCAACTTCTTCATCAAGAGCAATTGCAAATTCTTCTTGTAGATCTGCAACTTTCATTGCAACTGCTGCTTCAAAAATATCTGCTAGTTTGCTCAACTGCTCTTCAGTGATCTCGTCACCAAATAGACCAGCCAATTCTTCTTTTACAGCAGATGTTTTCATTGCAATTGATGCTTTATTTTGTGCAGACATATCGCCTGTTGG